CTTTACATTTGTTTTAGCTTAAAACTTTTCGTGTTTCAACTCTTTTACATTTAAAACTTAACATCTATACGGATGAATAAGGTGAAAAAGCTATGAAATACCACACAAAAACACGTTTTTCATGTATAAATCAAGAATTTTTAGGCACACGATTCATTTATATTTTAAAGACCACACTATATAGATGATCAAACATAGGGAGGGGGGTCCAAAAATTACACCCCCTCCCCATATCGCGCCGGTCTTTAAAATTTCTCCGGAGGAATTTTTTGTAAAAGCATTTTACATTATTTAAAAGCATGTAGGGTTCATTGAAATTTGTGAGTTGGTTTTTCTCTTCTCCTTTCACATTTTGCGATATTTCGGTGGGTCCTACATGTTTTTAAATAGTGTAAAAGTACAACTAAACTATATTTGAACATAAACGAAAGAGACTTAAAGGAGGCATAAAGCAAATGGCAAGAATGCAAAAGGTTGGTAGAAGTGAACCAACCAAGAAGGTTCTTCCTGCTTTAACCCCAGAAGCAAGAGAAAGCCAACTCATTTCTTTGGCTATTAATCTTGCAGAGAAACAAATGCTTGAAGGAACCGCTTCTTCTCAGGTGATAACTCACTACCTCAAGCTCGGAACCGAACGATCCAGACTTGAAAGAGAAAAATTGCAGAGAGAAAACGAACTACTTAAAGCAAAAACCAAAGCGATCGAGTCCGCGGAGCACATCGAGCAGCTATATTCAGAAGCAATCAAGGCAATGCGCGAGTACGGTGGCAGAAAGGACATCGAAGATGATTAGAACATATTCCGAGATGATAAAGTTAGGCACATTCAAGGAACGTTTTAACTATCTATCGCTCGATGGGGTTGTTGCAGAGAAGACTTTTGGATTTGACCGATATTTGAATCAGAAATTTTACAGATCAAGAGAATGGAAACAACTGAGAAGCCGGATAATTGTTCGTGATAACGGATGTGACCTCGCGATGGATGGCTATGACATATTTGATCAGGTAATAATCCATCACATGAATCCGATTCGTTCCCAGGACATTATTCAGGCTACAGATTTCTTAACAAACCCAGAATATTTGGTCTGTGTATCCAAGTTAACACACAACGCTATACATTACGGTGATGAAACTCTCTTACCTTCTAACGCGGTTATAGAGAGAAAGCCAAACGACACATGTCCATGGAGGTAAAGTATGATTTATTATAACAATTCCTCTTCTCTCACTCACCACGGCATAAAAGGCCAGAAGTGGGGCGTTAGGAGGTTCCAGAACGAAGATGGTTCTTTAACTTCTGCTGGAGAGAAACGATATTACGGCGTTAGTAAAAGAACACAAAACGCAATGGATAAAGCATTGCTTAGACGAAACGAAAAATACGAAGCTGCTGATGACAAGTACAACAAGAAAATGAAAGCCTTACAGAAAAAATATGGGCATCCGGGAGATGACGCGAGTGAAGAAGAATACGAAAAATGGTACCTTAACAAAAAAGGAAAAGTAAGTAGTAAGGGTAGAAATTTTGACAAAGCGGCAGAAAGACTTTATGAAAAAAGTGGATTTGATTCTGCTTACAAAAAAGACAAAAAGGACGAAGAGAAAGCTTGGAAAACCATTCAGAAGAATAAAGAGTTAAGGACAATAATGTCGGATACTAAAGCACTGATGAATAAATCTGATGAATTAGAGAAACAGTATACAGGACGTAACTCAAAAGCTTACAAAGATGCTTTTAATAAATACAAGAAAGCAAAAGGTATGAGTGCTGATGACGACGATACGTCCGGTTTTGACGAAGACGTTTGGGGATCGTGGAATAAAGATTATCAGGCAGCGTACAAACAATATAAACAAGCAAGTAAAGGAATAGATAAACAGATCAGTAAAAGCGTTGATAACTTTATCAAAAAAGGTTTCGGAGACGAAAAAGTGAACAGTTTAAGTAAAGACAAATTAGATCAGGCAAGATCTTTCGTCAACAGTCAAATCCGTTTCCGATTCAAAGATTGACAAGGAGGGCCCACCGATGGCAGAACAGAGCAGAGAACCCGAAATTCTCAAAAGTATCATAGACGATACAGAATACAATAAAACTCCTCAGAGTAGAAACGAGGAGATATTACTCTCTATCCTTAACGATACAGAGTATACAAAGACCCCACAGAGCCGAGAAGAAGAGTTACTGCTTGAGTTGAAAGGTAAAATCGGTCACGGCATTACTGTGGAACCTTTGTCTGTTACTGAAAACGGAACTTACACAGCACCAGCTGGAACCGCCTATAGTCCGGTGGAAGTAGCAGTTCCGATTACTCCTCCAACACCAGCTGTTAAAAAAGACGTAAACTTTTACGACTATGACGGTACAGTAGTTGCAAGCTATACAAAACAGGAGTTTCTTGCACTTACTGAAATGCCCGCAAATCCTACTCACGAAAGACTTACGGCTCAAGGCTGGAACTATTCTCTTGCTGATGCTAAATCATATGTTACAAAGTATGGAGTTCTCAACGTTGGACAAATGTATACAACAGCAAGTGGGGCACTGGAGATAGATATAGAGTTACACGAAGGACGTTTGCACCCGTATTTAGGGTTGAATATTAACGGATTGGTCACTGTTGACTGGGGTGATGGTACGGCGACAGATAATATGACGGGATCAAGTCTGTCTACTGTTGTTTGGAAAGACCATGTTTATTCCGCTCCGGGAGCGTATACGATTAAGGTTTTTGCGGACGAGGGTACGAGCGTTGCGATTGTTGGTGGTGGTTCTGGTTCAAACATATTAACACATTCTTCAAGCCCATCATCAACTTCACCATCAATGTCATACAATTCATCGGTTGTTAGAATTTACATTGCAGACTTTGTTATGAGTATTGGCACTTATGCGTTTTATAATTGCCACGCTATTACTTCAATAACAATCCCAGATAGTGTTACGAGCATTGGTCGTAATGCATTTGCAAGTTGCAACTCCATCACCTTAGTAACAATACCAGATAGTATTACTGGTATTGGTAATGGTATATTTAATAATTGCTACTCACTTACTTCAATAACAATACCGGATAGTGTTACGAGCATTGGTGATGGTGCATTTAGTAGTTGTAATTCCCTCACCAAAATAACAATCCCAGATAGTGTTACGAGCATTGGTGATAGTGCATTTAGTAGTTGTAACTCCCTCACCAAAATAACAATCCCGGATAGTGTTACGAGTATCGGTGGTTACGCATTTCAGTATTGCTACTCTCTCACATCAATATTAATTTCAGATAGTGTTACAAGTATCAGTGTCCGTGTATTTAGTAATTGTCAATCACTCACATCCATAACGATTCCTGATGATGTTATGTATATTAATAGTAATGCATTTAGCGGTTGCGACTCCCTTGCATCTATAACGATCCCAAGCAGCGTTACAAGTATCGGTGGTAATGCATTTAACAGTTGTAGCTCACTTGGTTTCATAAAATTTGAGCCGCAAACACCACCTACAGTACAAAATTCAAGTGCTTGGTTGAACGCCCCTACCGACTGCATAATCTACGTACCTACAGGCACAATAGAGGCATACAAAGCAACTGCAAACATGCCGAACCCGTCAACCTATACTTATATCGAATATTAATAAGTAAACCAAAATCCAACACTGTCCAGAAAAGCGGCATGAAAGGTTAAAAAGGTGATAACAATGATAGATAACAAAATCAAAATAGACGAAGAACTGGAAAACCTCCTCCCGATTGACGAAGTAGACTCCGACGAAGACATGTCTGGTCTCCCGGAGGTTGAAGAAAAGGAGGAAGTCGATGAATGATGAATTTTTAAACGACGACAGCATTCTTGACTCTGTAAAACGAGACTTAGCCGGATTAATGTCCGATGACAACGATTTCGATGCAACGTTGATCAATGACATTAATTCAGTTTTTGTTATTCTGTGGCAAATGGGTGTCGGACCAAGAGCAGGGTTCCGAATCACCGACAACTCCACTGTTTGGACAGATTACATCGAAGAGTCCCCAGTCTTAAATCTGGTTCGGTCATATGTACCGAAGAAAGTAAAGATGATGTTTGATGTACCAAACAGTGGAGCTGCCACAGAAGCTTTAAAAGAGCAGATCAAGGAAGATGAATGGCGCATCAGCGTCACTGTCGATCCTGCAAATACTTTTGAGGAGGTGTGATATGTATTATTCAAAATCATACACTCCTGATGAGCTTTATCATTTCGGTATTAAAGGAATGAAGTGGGGCGTCAGGAGATATACGGATAAAAAAGGTAGACTTACCGATGAAGGTAAAAAGAGATACGACAAATACAAAAACGATGGCAGCATTAAACAAACTCTCGAATATTTTAAAATGCTTAAAAAAGATTCTAAAAGTGAAGGAAAGATGACTTTACTGCATAAATATTGGATGAAAGAGAACATTAAAGCATTAAAAAAGAATCACAAGATTGAGTTAAAACGAGGAAAAGATGCGGTTGATGTTGTTTTAAGAAAGTATGCAGACGAATCTGTATCCAGAATTAACCGAGGGCTAATGCCTAAGTAAAGGAAGGAGGATCGTAATGAGTTTCTTTGAAAGTACTGACTTTCTTTGTCATTGGGGAATCCTCGGAATGAAATGGGGAGTTCGTCGATATGAAAACGCTGACGGTACTTTAACCGAGGCTGGTAAGAAGAGATATTCTTACGAAAAAGAAAAGAACGATAGTGAAAGAGACAAGAATAAGAAGATCTCCGACAAGCAGGTTGGAAATGTTGAGCGTTGGGTTACCGAGGATTACAAAGGAAACAAACGAGTAGCGGAAGAATCTTCCAACCTTGCAAGAAATTCCAGTAATTTGGTTAATGGCGTAAAAGTTAAGAAGCAAAGAATGGATTTATCCAAAATGAGTGATAAAGAACTTAGAGATCGGATAAATCGTGAGTTCTTAGAGAAACAGTACAACGACCTGTTTAATCAAAATAACAAAGCTCGCGGCAAAGAGATGGTTTCTAATATTCTCAATACAGCAGGAAACGTATTGAGCGTTGCAGCTTCAGCTTTGGGAGTAGCTATATCGCTCAGGAGTTTGAAAGGAAAGTAAAATATGGCATTATCTAACACCGCCGTCCCAAGATATTACGGCGAATTTAGAGATGCCGTAATGAGAGGCGAAATACCTATTAATCGTGAGATTGAAATGGAGATGCATAGGATCGATGATCTTATTGCAAACCCAGGAATCTGGTACGATGAACACGCAATGGACGGTTTTGTATCGTACTGCGAGAATGAGCTTACTCTTACAGATGGATCAAACCTAAAACTCCTCGATTCGTTCAAACTTTGGGCTGAACAGATATTTTGTTGGTACTACTTTGTAGAGCGAACAGTATTTGTTCCGAATGAGGACGGTCATGGAGGGCATTACGAGAACCATTCCATAAAGAAACGTCTTGTCAACAAGCAATATTTGATCGTAGCGCGAGGCGCTGCCAAATCAATGTACGCTTCGTGTCTTCAGAACTTCTTCTTAAATGTAGACACATCTACGACACATCAGATCACAACAGCGCCTACAATGAAACAAGCAGAGGAGGTTCTGTCTCCTATACGAACCGCAATTGCTAGAGCAAGAGGTCCGCTCTACAAGTTCCTCACAGACGGTTCTATACGGAATACCTCTGGCCCCGCAGCATTCAGACAGAAACTCGCGTCGACAAAGAAGGGTATCGAGAACTTCTTGACCGGGTCTCTGCTTGAGATTCGTCCAATGTCGATTGCTAAACTCCAGGGTCTTCAAGTGAAAGTGGCAACCATCGACGAGTGGCTTTCCGGAGACATTCGCGAGGACGTAATCGGCGCTGTTGAGCAGGGTGCATCCAAAGTGGACGACTATCTCATCGTTGCGATCAGTTCAGAAGGAACCGTTCGTAACGGGGCAGGCGACACAATCAAAATGGAGTTATCAGACATACTTAAAGGTGACTACATTAATCCCCACGTTTCAATCTGGTGGTACAAGCTCGATTCAATCGATGAGGTTGCTGAACCTGAGATGTGGATTAAGGCTAATCCAAACATTGGAAAGCCGGGAATGACATCTTATGAAACGTATCAGCTTGAAGTTGAGAGAGCGGAGAAAGCACCTGCTGCACGGAACGATATTTTAGCCAAGAGATTCGGAATTCCTATGGAAGGTTACACATATTACTTCACTTATGAAGAGACCCTTCCTCACAGACATAGGGATTTTTGGCAAATGCCTTGTGCTCTTGGTGCAGATTTATCACAGGGTGACGACTTCTGTGCATTTACGTTTCTGTTCCCGTTGCCGAACGGAGCATTCGGTGTTAAAACCCGAAACTACATTTCTTCCAGAACAATGGACAAACTTCCATCGGCTTTGCGAATGAAGTACGACCAATTTATGGAAGAAGGAAGTCTCATTGTTCTTGAAGGAACAGTTCTGGACATGATTCAAGTTTACGAAGACCTCGATAACCATATTTCCGAAGTCGGGTATGACGTTCGATGCTTTGGTTATGATCCATACAATGCCAGAGATTTCGTTGAGCGTTGGGTAAACGAGAATGGACCGTTTGGAGTCGAGAAAGTTATACAGGGAGCTAAAACCGAATCAGTTCCGTTGGGAGAATTGAAAGATCTTGCTGAAGATCGAAAGCTTATCTTCGACGAAGAACTGATTACATACACCATGGGTAACTGTATAACTCTTGAAGATACGAATGGCAATCGCAAGCTGTATAAGAAGAGGTACGAGCAAAAGATAGACGCTGTGGCAGCTATGATGGATGCTTACATAGCATACAAATTAAACAGGGAGGCCTTCGAATGAATGAACTTTATCATTTCGGCATCAAAGGTCAAAAGTGGGGCATCCGACGGTATGAGAATTACGATGGTACTTATACAAAAGCTGGCTTACAGCGATACAAACAAACATACAAAGAACGGGGTTTATTAAAAGGAACCATTGACGTTAATTCTAAAAAAGACAAAACGTTCAAAAAGTCCCCATTTGGTAAATCTTTGGGCGGGTCCCTAAAAGCCTATAATCGTCAGCTGAAAAGTGACAGGCATCAGCTAAGAAAGGATTATTTAGCTGACGAAGGTAAAAAACTATATTTGTCTGGGAAGTATTTGACCAAGAAAACCATGAAAGAGATAAGTCATATGACTGTTTCTGATGCTGTGGATTTTAACAAAGAAGCAGTTAAGAACCGTAGATTAAAAGCATATTTTAGACACGGTAAGATCAAAAACACCAAACGTCTCAATCTGGTTGAAGAATATATGAAGGCTATTGAAGCAGGATATTCTGCTGGTAAGTACAGACCTGTAACTTTTACGAAGGTTGGTGATTGATATGAACAACGATATGATACTGATTCATCATGGAATCAAAGGCCAGAAATGGGGTGTCAGACGATACGAGAATCCTGATGGATCGCTGACACCTGCTGGAAAGAAAAGGTACGATAAATACCACACAAGCGATGGTCAGCTTAACGAGAAAGGTCTTAAAAAATTTGGAGATGAGGACTTGTTTCGAATGTCCAGATCAGACAGGATTAAAGCGGCCAGAAAGAAAGCCATGAAACTCTATGGTAAGATAACAAAAGAAACTCAAAAGCTAGTCGATAAGAAGGGCTCGAAAGTAGACGATCTTTTGGGGATAGATAAACTGAATAGTGAAAGAGAGAAATACGCAAGGATCGGAAGACACAGTACCGCCGGAGAGATGATCGGTAAACTTACGGTAGCCGCTATAGCGGTAACTCCAGCTTTGATACGTATGTATAAGCGTGGACAGGCGTATGTGAAAGCCAACAATCTTATGGTTGATGAGTATGCAAAATACCATGGGTTGAAAGAATATTCTGGTGGTTTTACTCCGGGATTTAAAGCAGTAAACAATGGCAGACGTTTGGTTGAGCGAGCTTTTGAATTAGACGGCGAATGGTAGGAGGTTAACAATGGTTTACTACAATAACACTAACGAACTTTGTCATCATGGTGTTCTCGGTATGAAATGGGGAATGCGAAGATACCAGCGTAAAGATGGTTCATTAACCGCAGCCGGAAAGCGTCATCTCGAAAAGACCGGAGAAGTTGGTAGCGTGTATAAAAGTCATGCTACTAAAAAATACACCAGAAAGATGAATAGAGCTTTAAAGAAGGGTAACGCTTTCAAAGCTGCTATTTATGAAAATCGAATGAAGAATGCTCAGAAGTTGGATAAACGGGAGCAGGATTATGCTAAGAGTGTTAGTGCCGGTGGAAACATTGTAACTAGAATCCTTACTGGTGGTCGAATCGGTGGTAAAGGCTATCAGATGCATTTGGCAATGTCAAAACGTGTTAAACAGGATTTCCCTGCTAAATTCGGAGCATTCCTGGCTACAAGTCTTACTGGTGGGCGTTTGATCGGCGGTAATATCAGAAAGGCTCATAGACTTCGCGAGGGCGAAAGCGATCTTAAGAAAAAGATGAGGGCTGAGAATGCAAAGAAGTCGATGGAGAAGAAATAATCATTAGAAAGGGTTAAAATTCAAAATGGAGAAACTTTCACTGTTTTCCAGAGCTAAAAAAGCATGGAATGTGTTTTTGAATAAAGATCCGACGAAGGACTACTTCAACTATGGAGGATCCTTTTCTTATAGGCCCGATAGAGTGAGACTGACACGCGGAAATGAACGAACGATGGTCACTTCGGTGTACAACAGAATCTCACTTGATTGCGCGGCGATCGATATTAGACATGTTAAGCTCGATGAGGATGGGCGATATTTGGAAACCATCGATTCAGATCTTAACAATTGTTTAACGGTCGAAGCGAATCTGGATCAGGCAGCCCGATCGTTCAAGCAAGACATAGTTCTGTCTATGTTTGATGAAGGATGCATAGCTATCGTGCCAGTCGACACAATAGACAGTCCTGATCTTACAGAGTCCTATAAGATTATTACCATGAGAACCGGCAAAATTGTTCAGTGGTACCCGTATCATGTTCGGGTATCGTTATACAACGAACGAACCGGTCAGAGAGAAGAAGTCACTGTACCAAAAAGGAGTGTAGCGATCGTTGAGAATCCTCTTTATGCGGTAATCAATGAACCTAACTCCACCATGCAGAGACTTGTTCACAAATTAAGTTTGCTAGATGCTGTTGATGAGCAGAGTAGTGCTGGTAAATTGGATTTGATTATTCAGTTACCGTACATCATCAAGACTGAAGCCCGTCGTAGACAGGCCGAAGAGCGTAGAGCAGACATTGAAAAGCAGCTATCAGGTTCCAAGTACGGTATTGCTTACACCGACGGAACTGAGCACATAACACAGTTGAATCGTCCGATTGAAAACAATCTCATGAAGCAGGTGGAATACTTAACGAGTATGCTATACAGCCAGTTGGGAATAACACAGGAGATCATGGATGGAACAGCGAACGAAGCAACGATGCTCAATTACTACACTCGTACAATCGAGCCTATAGTTTCGGCAATTGCCGATGAAATGAAACGAAAGTTTCTTTCAAAGACCGCTCGGTCACAACATCAGTCCATCGAGTTCTTCAGAGATCCGTTCAGCCTTGTGCCTGTTTCACAGATTGCTGAGATTACCGATAAGATGACGAGAAACGAGGTTATGACTTCGAACGAGATTCGTCAGATTATTGGTATGAGACCTTCAAATGATCCGAAGGCAGATCAGCTTCACAATTCAAACATTAGTGAATCCAAAGAACAGGTTAAGGAAGACATGGTTGATCAGGCTGTGGCTGAACAAGAGGATGATGGAAACTATTAGAAGGAGGAAAAATTCAAAATGGGAAAATCCGACTACGATTTTTGTGGCTGGGCTACCAGGAACAATCTTAAGTGTTCTGACGGAAGAACCATTAAGCAGGATGCTTTTAAAGATTGCGACGGAATGAAGGTTCCGCTTGTCTGGAATCACCAGCACAATGATCCGCACAACGTGCTCGGACACGCACTTCTTCAGAACCGTAAGGAAGGTGTGTACACTTATGGGTATTTCAATGATACCGAAACAGCGGCAGTAGCAAAGGCACTCGTACAGCACGGCGACATTGTTGCTCTGTCAATTTATGCAAATCAGCTTCAGCAGCAGGGACCAAATGTAATTCATGGGACTATTCGTGAAGTAAGTCTTGTTCACGCTGGAGCAAATCCCGGAGCATTCATCGATGCTGTTCTTGAGCATAGCGATGATTCCGAATCCGCAACTGAAGCAATCATTTATACAGGCGAAGATATTTATCTTGAACATGCTGATAAGCAGGAAGAAAAGAAGGATGAGCCTGAAGAATCAAAAGAAAAGGAGAATAAAGACATGGCTGATGCAAAGGCAAAAGTTGATGATGCTGGAGACGAGACTCTTCAGGACATTTTCGACACACTCAATGAAAAACAGAAAACAATGGTTTACGCTCTGGTTGGACACGCTATGGAGCAGGGATCCGGAGACGACGAAGACGAGGAGGATGACGAAGAAATGAAGCACAACGTATTTGACACCGACGAGATGGATGATACCCAGTACATCTCTCATTCCGAGATGAT